CCCACGGACAAACGGGGGGGCTGACCTTATAGCGGATTATCCTGTGGCGCTGCATGGGGTGTATAGGGCCAAGCGGGAGGCGTGGCTTCGTGCTTGTTCGCTGAAACTTACATTGAATGCTGTACCTATGGAGGAGGAGGACAAAGCGCGGGAGATACAGCGGCAACTCTGGCAGCTCTTCTCAGCTATGGACAACTACGATGTGGTGCTGCAATATTGGCGCAATCATAAGAAGATCCTTGAACCACAAAAGGAGGATTACAGCCGCCTTACCCCCGTGGAGCTGGTACAGCGCCGTAATACACTACGGAGTAATATTGTCTCTCGTGAAAAGAGCCTTGCCAAGTGGGAGGAACAAGTGAAGAGTGAAGAGGGCATGACCGTGAGGAGCTTATGGGTGCTCAATGAGAAGATTGCCAGAAAGCGGGAGGAAGTGGCGCAAATGAAACTACAAGTGAAGGAGGTGGAGAAGTTGTTATCCCCCTAGCCCCCGAAGGGGGAATGAGTGGTTAGTTGTTAGTTGTTAGTGGTGGGTGAAATTTTTTTTTGAGAAAAGATTTGGAGGAATGAAAAAAAGTTGTACCTTTGCAGTGTTACAACAAAGGGCAACACTTGTTTAAAGTTGCAAAAATATTTTTTTACAATATCCGTGGAGGTGTCGTATAGCCGTAATGCTATACAAACAAATGCGTAAGCCCTTGTTGTAACAACGCCCACCCACGGACTTTTTATATTTATACATCATGTTACAACAAGGAAAAACAACCGTAGATACTATGCCTGAAGTGGAGGCATTGTATCAAAAAATTCAGCCCCGTAGCCGTAAGGGGTGGCTGGAAACACTCTATGATGAAGTGGCTAAGGAGTACTTTCAGGAGATTATGGAGGAAGCCCATGGAGAGTGTGTGATCAAGGTAGGCTCCAAGAAGAATGGGAAGACGGGGCAGGTTAGCGATGAATGGCGTGTTAGTGCGCTCTGCCAAGAGGGCAAAGGGAAAACATTTGCCAAGGCTGTCATTGCGCTCTATGGGGCGATTGCTAACGCTAAGACCAAGGAAGGAGGTGTGCTATGAGAGGGGAGAAGCAATTACCACGTCCGCTTGATGAAGTGCTTGGGAGGAAGCTGGTCTATTGGCTCTGCGAGATAGACGATAGGTTAGACAGGGAGGACGACTTCCAAGAACGGCTCTTGCAGTTTCCCAAGCTGTTGGAGGATTCGACCTTTTTTGACAAGGAAGAGCAAGCCTTTGTAAAAGACATGTTTCTGCACATGCTCTCGCTGACCTTTATCATACAAAGGCATAAGGAGGAGATAGCGGCGTTCTGCGAGGAATACAATAATTAGTTGTTAGTGGTTAGTTGTTAGTGGTTAGACTTAAAAAATAAAAGCAATGGAAACAAAAGTAACAAAAGTAACAGACATAGAAGTGCGTAAAAAGCAACTGATTGAGGAGGAGATCAAGTTCTGGATGTTTATCGGGGGGCTTGTGGTGATCATAGGCCTTGTGGTAGGTGTGGTGCTGTGGATAGCGGGCGTGGTGCACTGGTGGGGGGCGCTGCTGATCCTTGCGGCCACGGTGGCGTATTCGTACTATACAGATGTGATCGGCAAGCGCTCGGCGGATCGTATCCGAGCCATAGAAGACGAGGCGGGGTTTGACCGAATAAAACAACGGGATCGAGCACGTGGCCGCCTGGGGCGGGGGGGGCGGGTTCTGATTTTTGTGGGGCTGTTTGCCTTTGGGCTGTACCTGTTTAGCCAATATACCGATGCAGCCATGGGAATGATCATCGTTTTTACGTACTACGGGGTATGCTTCCTTATAGCGAGGTACTTGTGGCGACAGCTCTTATAGTGGTTATCCCCCTAGCCCCCGAAGGGGGAATGAGTGGTTAGTTGTTAGTGGTTAGAGAAAAGAGTCCTTTCCGATGTGGAAAGGGCTTTTTATTTTTGCAGGAGATTAGGGGTCAGAAGACAGTGACTAACGACTAATCACTAACCACTAATAACTAACAACTGTAAAAAAATGGCAAAGAGAGTAACGACGGATTTGGTCATCACCGTTAATGGCAAGCAGGTAAAAGACAGCTTTGCGGGGATTTCCGCAGAGGTGAAGAAGCTGGAGCAGGATCTGAAACACCTGACCCCTGGGACGGAAGCCTTCAAGAAGAAAGCGGAGGAGCTGAAGGAGGCTAAGGCGCAGTTTGAACGGATCAAAGCAGAAGTACAGCAGGCTACGGCGGCGCTTGATCAGGTGACGGGGAGCGCAGGACGTGCAGGCTCCGCCCTTGAGGCTGCGGGGCGCAAGAGCGCGGGCTTTTGGGAGAGTGTAAAAGCAGTGGTTACGGGGAACCTCCTTACAGGCTTTTTTGGTCAGCTTACAGGCATGGCTAAGGATTCGGTAGGGGAGCTGTTGGATATCTCCGATGCGATGACGGGGGTTGAGAAGACCTCAGGGCTTGCGGCTGAGAAGGTAAGGGAGCTGTGGAATGACTTTGACGAGCTGGACACCCGTACGGGAAAGAAAGAACTGCTGGATATTGCCCAAATAGGTGGGCGCTTGGGGATTACGGACAAGGAGCAGCTGCGGGAATTTACCGAGGAGATAGATAAGATCTACGTTGCCCTTGGGGATTCGTTCCAGGGAGGATTGGAAGCGGTAACCACTAAGGTAGGTAAGCTCAAGAACCTATTCGAGGAGACCAAGCAGCAGAACTACGGGGAAGCGCTGAACGCCATAGGCTCGGCGCTGAACGAGCTGGGTGCCAATGGTACGGCCAGTGAGGAGAATATCTCGGATTTTGCCACGCGTATAGGTCAATTGCCTGATGCCTTGAAACCAACCATTGCGCAGACCTTGGGGTTAGGGGCGGCCTTTGAGGAGTCGGGGATAGACGCGGAGATAGCCTCCAGTGGGTACTCGCGGTTTATGAGTGTGGCAGGTACGAATGTGGAAGCATTTGCCAAGCAAATGCGGATGTCTGCAGAGGAAGCCAGAGCGCTCTTTGAAACCAAGCCAGAGGAGTTCTTTTTGAAGTTTGCCCAAAGCATGAAAGGGTTAGGAGCGGAAGGTACGGCGGAGGTGCTCAAGGGTTTGAAGCTGAACACACTGGAGGTACAGAAAGCCATAGGAGCGGCGGGGGACAATGCCGATCGCTTTCGGGAGCTGATGAGCTTGGCAGGGGAAGCGATGGAAGAGGGTACCTCCATACAAGAGGAGTTTAACAAGGTTAATAATAACACCGCAGCTATATGGGAGAAGATCAAGAAGGTATGGAAGGAGACCTTTACGAGCGACCTTGTACAAGGGTTTTTCTCCTATATCGTCCAAGCGCTGGGCTGGCTTACAGGGGTTACGAGTGAGGCAGGCAATGGGGTGAAGGTGTTTCGTGAGCGGATAGCCTTTTTGGCCAAGACGATAGTGGTCTGTGTTGCGGCTGTGGTGAGCTATAAGGCAGCGGTGAGCATTGCCGCGGTGGCTACTAAACAGGCGTGGCAGCAGTCGCTGCTGTATAATGCAGCGCTGAAGGTCAAGACGGCGCTTATGCAGGCGGGCAGAGCTGCGGCGCTGCTGTTTTCGGCAGTTATACGAGCTCTTTCCTTGAACTTTAAAAAGGCAGGAGAATCCATGCAGGCCTTTAATGCTATTACGAAAGCCAATCCTTGGGGGTTGCTTGTGGCGGCGATAGGGGCAGTGGTGACGTATTTGGCATTATTTAATAGAGAGCAGAAGGAAGCCAATAGGCAGGCTAAAATGTTCAAGGAAATCCAAGCGGATGTCTCCAGAGCGGTAGAGGATGAAAAGAGGAGCATTAGTACCCTTGTGGGGATTATCAATGATGAGACCAAGAGCAGGCGGGAGCGGGAGATAGCCATGAAGAAGCTGCAAGAGATCGCCCCAGAGTACTTTAAGACCTTGGATATAGACAAGCTCAAGACAGACGAAGGGCGTAGGGCAATAGACCAATACATAGCTTCACTGAAAACCAAACGAGAGCTGGAGCGTATCCAGTCCAAAATCAAAGAGAAGGAGGACAGCTTCGACGAGGCAAAGAAGAAGCATGTCAAAGAATACAAATCCAAGTGGAATCCTGTTACTTGGGGGAGCAATTTGGATAACTTTGCAGATACTTATGAGGAAGAGCTGTCCAAACAGATGAAACCTTACATGGATAGGTATGCCAAAAAGCAGATTTCGGAAGAGGAGCTAAAAAATATCTATACACAAAATGAGCGCTACCTAAAGGCTTTCTACAAAGACAAGACGGAGAAACTTAAGGAGCTGAAAGACGATATTACAGCCCTTGAAAAGGCAGAAAAGGAGCTTGTAGAAGCGCAAATTAAGCAAGACGCAGAAACAGCAGCCCCTACTACCATAGGAGGCAGTGGTACAGACAGCACAGGAGAGGGCAAGGGCAAAAAAGAAAAGGCGAAGGACTATTCCAAGGAGTACGAAGCGGCTAAGCGGGCGCGATTGGAGACAGAGCAGGCGCTGCAAAAGGAGATAGCCCAAGGGTTGGAAGAGAGCCTAGATAAGCAGCTGGCCACTACGGAGCAGAAGTACAACGAAAAGAAGTTCAAGCTGCAACAAGAAAATGCCACGCTGGAGCAGGAGATAGGCACGCTTGCGGCGGAAAAGAGCAACGATCCTAATCGGGAGAAAGCCATAGCCGAAAAGCGTAAGCTGATGGAGCTCAACAAACAAATAGAGGTCGCTTACGAACAGCAGAAGGAGCAGGAGCTGCTGCAAGTCAGGGAGAAATACCATGCCAAGGAAGCCGAGCGCAGGGTCAAGGAACGCAGTAAGGAAATAGAAGCCCTACGCCGCCAGAAATCCGAGGAGATCATAGAGATACAAAGCCTAGCGGACGCCAAGGCACAGCTAAAAGGGCAACTCTCGGAGCGGGAGCTGGCACAGATAAAGACCCTTGAGCAGGCCAAGAAAGCCCTAAGGGTGCAGGCGGAAAAGGAGTTACTGGAGGAGAGCCTTAAGAACTTTGAAGAGCAGAAACAGATTCTTATGGGTTACCTCTCTACCCTTACAGGGGAGGCAAAGGAGAAGCTTAAGGAGGACATCACACAGATAGAGGATAAGATGCTCCAAGCGCGGGAGAAGCTGGACGATATTAAGAACAACAAAGACGCCAAAGAGGAAAAGGCAGCAGGACAGGAGCTGGAAAAGGTGGATGTGTTGGGCTTTACGGCTAAGGACTGGGAGGATACGTTCTCCAACCTTGATGAGATGAGCAACCGCTTTAAGGCTGTGGATATGGTAGTGGGGGCGATGAGTAATGCCTTTAGCCAGTTTGCCCAATTGCAGCAAAACCTCAACCAAAAGGAGCTGGCCACTTATACCAAGAACCAAGAGCAGCAGAAGCAGGCGCTGCTGACAAGGCTCAACCAAGGGTATATCTCTCAGGCGCAGTATCAGAAGGAGCTGAAGAAGTTGGAGGAAGAGGCGCAGGCGAAGAAGAAGGAGCTTTCCGTGAAGCAGTTCCAAGCACAAAAGGCGATGAATATGATGAGTATCGTGGCTAATACGGCTACGGGGATCATGCGGGCGTATTCGGATGCAGGGCCTATAGCAGGGAGCGTGTTTGCTGCAATTGTAGGAGCCATGGGGGCAGTGCAATTGGGTATCGTAGCGGCGCAACAGCCGCCGAGCTATGCCAGGGGAGGTTATACCAAGGGCTTGGGCTTTAAGGATGAGAGCGGCCAAGAGGTGGCGGGGATTGTCCATGGCGATGAGTATGTGGTACCCCAGTGGCTGAAGAAAGACCCCGAAGTGGCGCAAGTGGTGGAATGGCTCGAAGCCAAGCGCTTGGGTCAGTCGCCCAAGGGGTATGAAGCAGGCGGGGAGGTAGCGGCCAACTCGCAGCAAGAGCCACAAGTGCGCAGCTCACAGCACGAGCTACCAGTGCGCGAGAGCAATCTTACGGAGGTATTGGGCAAGCTCAATAGTACCGTGGAGAAGCTGCAAGAAGAGGGCATAGAGGCGTATATCGTAGCCGATGCCAAAGCTGGAAAAGAGTTCAGGCGCGCCATAAAAGATTTTGAAACACTACGAGATAAGAGCAAGCGGTAGGGGTTATCCCCCTAGCCCCCGAAGGGGGGACGAGTTGTTAGTTGTTAGTTATTAGAAGTATGGAGGATTATAAAGAGGAGATTCGGGGGCTAATAGGGAGGTATTACAGCCCTTGTGCCACGACAGAGAGCTGGGTGTGTACCTATAAGAGTACCCTTGAGCTACTGGCTATGGTGTTGGGGGTGATCCCTACTACCCCCATAAACGAACACGATATATACGAGGTGATGAAAGAAATGGGATATACCATAGAACTGGTGACACAGGAAGCAGGTGAGGCGTTCTTGTGGAGGATGTACACAATGATTAGTGACTAGAGACTAATGACAAGTGACAAGTTTTTAGGGGGTTATAAAAAGTCCTTTCCGATGTGGAAGGGGCTTTTTATTTTTGCGATAGAAGGAAAAACAAAAAAAGTAAAATCATTTATGGGAAAAATTTTTGTGACCATGTGGATCCTCTTTGGAATTTACATATTGGTTTTGGTGATGATTATGGCGGACTTGTGGAGTGGTGTTCGGAAAGCTAGAAGTCTGGGAGAGGTGCGGAAATCTTATAAATATAGGCGTACTGTTGGGAAAATAGCCCAGTACTACAATGTGCTGATTGCTCTTTCGGTAGTGGATAGCATGCAGATGAGTGCTGTGTGGTACTTTGAACAATATTATGGAAATCAGCTGTGGTTCTTTCCCTTTATGACCCTTGGGGGTGCCTTTTTGCTTTGCTTGATAGAGATCAAGAGCATCTATGAGAAGGCGGAAGATAAAGAGCAATTTGACAAGGCGGGGCAGGTGATGGGGAAAATCATTATCAATCGGGAGAATGTGGAGGAGATAGCCGCCTCGATCAAGGAGTACCTTAATGATAAAGACGACAAACAACTAAAAAACGAATAAACTATGCCAACACCGAGATACAAGATACGCCCTGACACGGGCGATTTGCAGGAGTACCTATTCGAGTACAACGGGATTCTAGCGCTTAAGAACTTTGTGGCGCGAGTGGATGGGGAACGTCTGATCCTACACAGTGCGGCGGATATGAACTTTTCCATACTGGACGCGCTCTTTTCGGAGGTGGAGATAGACGGGCGGGTATATGACAATGCAGAGGCGGCGCAGGAGGCGCTGATGCGATTGACCTTCAACACCAATAGGCCTGTGCTGATGACCCAACAAGAGCGGGAGCTGCTTCAAGGAGCGCTCCAGAAAGGCACGTATGTAGGTACGGCGGCAGATCTGAAGGCGCTGATCGATGGGAAGGTGGATAAAGTGCCAGGGAAGGGGTTAAGTACGAATGATTTTACCAATGCCTACAAACAGAAATTGGACACTCTTGAAGATTACGATATAGAATTGGACGAGGCGACCACAGAACTCAAATTCAAGAAAGGTAATAATGTGGTTAGGCGTATATCCCTAATGTTTCTTGACGACGAGGGCACGAAGCTACTCTATAACAGAACGGCGAAGACCTTAGAGCTGAGAGACAAACGGGACAACCTACTGACCAGTATGCCCGTGAGCCACTTTGTGAGTAATATCCCCACTAGTATAGTGGTGCAGAATGGGAAGATCAAGCTAATGGCAGGGTCAGAGGTCATTAATGAGAATACGATCTCCTATAATGACTTAGCAGATAAACCTAACTTGAACTTTGCCCCTGCGGGTCACAGACACAACTGGGATGATATAGACGGGAAGCCAGCGCTGGCGACGGAAGGGAAGATACAGGAGGCTATAGGGAAGATACAAGTGGGAGGGAGAAACTTATTAAAAAATAGTGGCATAAAAATAACAAATAATAGCTATCTCATTACTACTTATGATATTACTACAGAATTAAAAGAGGGGGAAACTGTAACCTTAACTATTAAAGGTCAATTAGGAGCAGGTAAACTATGTTTTGGTTTATACAATAGCGGTGGTGAAGTAACACTTTCTGAATTAGAAAATAAAGGAAACGGTTTTTATCAAAAAACATTCAATTGGAAAGTGAAATCAGGAGTTCATACGGCAAGTAACAAGAAGTTATATATTTTCACTATACACAATAATGTTATCGTAGATAGCACCATAGAATGGATTAAGCTCGAACGAGGCAATACCCCTACCGATTGGACTCCTGCTCCAGAGGACTTGCTTGTATCCAACAATGCAAGAGCTAGCAGTAGTATTACTCTAACACGCGCCCACAATAATGCTACTATCTTCTTAGAAGGCTCTACGGGGGTGGATATGACAGGGTTGGGGAATCTGGATAGTGTCTCCTTCCGTAAGGTATTTGCAGGGGGTGCTGTTACTTTCACTTGTGCAGGGAAGACGATTATATACACAGGGGATAATGCCTTCAATGGGGGTGATGGCTCCACTGCTGTGGTAAGTATATGGAATCAAAAGTGTTATATAGATATACGGAATGTATGATGATGAAAGTAATGAACAAACTCAAGGGGAGCGACAAGCTCCTGCATAGTAAGTATGGGAATATGATATTTGTAGGCATATTCTTGGCGGCTGTGTTATTCCTATCCGTGGGAGAATCCTTGCTTATAGCTGCTATCGCCTTGGGCGTGATAGGGCTGTGCAAAGAATTATATGACAAGTATTATAAAAAAACCTTCATAGATTGGTGGGATATAGTGGCGAGCTTTGTGCCTTATCAAATTATTAAACACATAAACAGATGAATGCAATACAATTTTTTGATTGGGGAAATAATGGAAATAACATTCCCTTTTGTCGAGTAAGAGTAAAAGATTATTTTACCACACAAAAAGGGAAAAATATTGAGAGACATATCCCTTTGCAAGGAGATTATAGGTCTGAAATTAATTTTGGCGTCATTAATCCATCAGGTATAGGGTCAGTTGAAACAAAGACTAAAAAATTTGATATTATTAGAGAAGGTAATGATATAGTCTGTAAGACTTATATTAAGAGTAATTTTAGGGAAATAAGAAAATTAACATCCATTAACCTTCATACACGTTTTAATAGGAGAACATATATAGCTTCCGAAAGTCGTGGTTATTTGTATATTAATGGAAGAAAAGTAAAAACAGGAGTAGGTTTGAGCGGAATTGTGGTTGAAGAAGCTGTAATTTCATTCTATATAGCCGGAGGAGACCTTGAAAAAGGTATGATATATGAAGATAATGGAGAAGCTATTACCTTTCAAAGCCTTTTTGGAAAAGAGTTAACAATAGTATTAATCTAAAAAAATTATGACACCAAAAGAATTTATCACAAAGTTTCTACCCTATGCACTGGAGACGGAGCGAAAGATGGGTATATCGGCGCTATTTACATTGGCTCAATCTGCCTTGGAGACGGGGTGGGGGAAGCACGCGCCTGGGAATATGATGTTTGGTGTAAAAGCCAAAGAGAGTATGCCCGCTGAAAAGCGGCAACTGGTGCAAACTACGGAGATCCTTGCCACGGACAAGGAGAAATTTCCCGTGATTATCAGTATAGAAAAGCGCCCTGATGGCAAGTATAAGTACACGGTTAAGGACTGGTTCCGCAAGTATGACACTCCTGAGGAGAGTTTTACCGATCATGCGCGTTTGTTCCTCACCAATAAGCGCTATGCTAAGGCATTGGAGGTGAAGACAGACCCGTACAAGTTTGCCGAGGAAGTGGCTAAGGCGGGGTATGCTACGGAGCCAACGTATGCGGAGCGGCTTAAGAAGGTGATTAGGAAGGTGGAGGGGTTAGTTGTTAGTGGTTAGTGGTTAGTTGTTAGTGAAAAAAGCGATGAGAAAGATAGTATATATACTCTTAGCTCTTCTGCTATTAGGAGGTTGCAGGAGCAAGAAAGTAAAAAGTGAAGTGCGGAAAGAGACCAGTGAAGCCGTAGGGGTGAGGGTTACAGATAGCATAACCCAAGCGCAGCAGCGGGGGGAAGTACATACTTTTGACCTGCGGCAGGCACACAGCTATGAGCTGACCCTTGAAGGGGATAGCCTGGAAGTGAAAAGTGAAAAGCGAATAATGAAAAATGAAGCAGGGGAACAGGCTCATATAGAGGTGCTAAAGGTCAAGGGTGGAAAAGCCGTTATCAAGATGAAGCAGGAAGCACGCCAAGAGGCACACTCAGTGGAGACAGTGGAGACACAGCAGCAGGTGAAGCAGGTAAGGGAAGCCAAAGAAGAGCGGCAAGCGACGGAGATCATACAGAGAGAAGAGCAGCGGGCTGGGCGGGGCTTGGTGTGGTGGATAAGTGGGCTGGCATTGGTCGTGTCGTTATGGCTGGGCTATAAAATCGTAAGGCGATGGGTCGGATAGCTATACATTGTGCTGAGGGCTATGCTGAGCTGACAGAGTGGCAGAAAGAGGAAATATGCCTAAGGATGGAGGAGGAAGGGCGGGACTTCGAGGCGCGCTATCAGGAGATGCTGGTCGTGCTGCTCATGGGTACGCCCTCCAAGGCCAACCAAAGGCGGGTAAGGCAGCTGCTGGGAGAGGTGCCCCTTGCCGAGCTGCTGCCCCTTGGCAAGTTCCTGCTGACCGATAGGGACTTATACACCTTCCCCGACATATGGGACGGGCTTCGTACCCCTATGGTGCGGCTGAGTGATTGTACCATCCGACAGTTTTCGGTAGCGGACGCCCTTTTTTACAAATATAGCAAGGGAAGAGACGCGCTATATGCCAAGCAGCTGGTGGCGAGCTTGTACTGCTGGGGCGGGCGGGCGTTTGACCCCCTGCTGCTCCCCAAGATAGCGGAGGTTACCGATAGCATTTCCCCTGGGAAGCGTGCGGCGATCGTGTATGCTTACCGCTGCATAAGGGAGTATATCATAGGGCGTTACCCTGTTATCTTTCCCAAGGCGACCGAAGAAGACGAAAAGCCTATATTCCAAAAGCAGGGAGGGTATACGCCCTTTTCAAAAGTGATTGCCGCCATGGCCATGGACAGTGTGCAGCTCTTGGGGAATTGGCACGAATGCAGCGGGACACGGCTGTATGACTTTTTAGACGTATTGAGCGAATCCATACAAAGAAGTAAGAGCAGATGAGAGATGTATTTGTCACAGACGAATTTGAGTTAGACCTGAGTGAAGTAAAAATAAGCTATCACCAAGAGAACCCCCGAATGAAGGACAGCTATTCGGTGAGTTATAGCTTTCCCTTTACCTTCTACCTAGACGGGAAGCTGAGGAAGATATTGGGCAACTATAGTTCGATGAATGCCATAGGGCTAAAGCGGCGCTACCATGGAAAGCACCAAATGGAAGGGCGGGTACATAAGGGCGTGCTGGAGATCCTCTCGGTAGAGGGGGATAAGGTAGAGGCACAGATAGAGACAGGGGAGGAGGTTTTTGCGACATTTGACAAGAAGTTGCGGGACTTACCGCTGAAGCGTGTGGAGGTGGATAACATCTATCAGCATGCATGGGAGGTGGAGTGTATTCGCGGGAGGTATGATGTGGATTATAGGTTTCCACAGATAGGCTTGAAGAAAGAAGGTGCAGGTTGGGAGCAGTATAAAGGATTCTTGAATCACCGCGTACACGAGATGACCGATAACAATGAAGGGGCGGGGTATGATCGTATGATTACGCGCAATATCATACACCCCTTTGTGTCGCTTCGCTACCTGATAGAGCAAGGCTTTGCCGCGGCGGGGTATGACCAGGTAAGCGGCTTGTCCAGCAATAGTTATATAGCCCGTACCTATGTATATTCAGGGATGGACTACTACCTGAGCACCCAGCAGCAGGAGAAGGTGATGCGTGCTCAGATTACGAACTTTGAGGAGCAGCAGCAGATATATGGGGATAAATATGGGAAGTACTTCATGCAAGAGTCCTTAGAGACAGCGGGTCACTGGCGTGTGGTGTGTAATACGACCTATATAAGCCCAAGAGAAAAACCCCTTACCTATAAGCTTAAACAGGATGGTGTGGTACTTATAGAAGGGGTCGTAACTCATTGGCAAGGGGTGTCCTTCACCCAAGAGATAGAGGTGAGAGACCGCAGCGAAATACGCTTCGAGGTGGAAGGGATATGGGATCCACATTGGGAACTATACATCAATATCATAGGAGAGCGGGACAGCAATGGGAACCTGATAGAGAAGGTGATCAATCCGAATGTGGTGGACCTGAAACGAGCCGTACCTGATATAACCTTTGGGGAGCTGTTGCGCATTATAAAGAACTGGTTCAACTGTGATTTTCGGATAGAAGAAGGGCGGGTATTCTTTTCCCTGTTTGGGGTTTGGCAGCGGAATTACATAAAGGACTTATCGCGGTATGAGGTGTTGCACCCATTGGTTAAGAAGGGGACAAAGGGGGCTTATGTACTGACGTTTCCAGAGATGGACGATCCGAAGGATAAGATACCCGATACGTATATCTCGGAGGAGAGCGTGCGTACGGATACCACTCGTAGGCTGGGGGTGAATGAAATAGCTATTAATGGTTATGCGCTTCCTCCTCAGTCGTATAGGGGAGGTGAACACCTAATGCCACTGAAGGGAGATGGTACGAGCTTGGCACTTGTAGGCTACCAAGAGAATGGTTACCCAGGGGAGCCAGGGCGGGCTGTATATTTGTCCGATCTGATGCCTCCGAAGCTTGGGAACATGCTTAAGGAGTGGTACCAAATGCGTATAGGGAGTGATGAGGTGAGCTGGAGCTTTATTGCGAAGAAGAACCTATTTAAAGACATAGATATACGCGATTGGGTATATGTGTATGGTCGTCGGGGACTTATTAAGAGCTGGACCAAGGAGAGCATAGACAGAGAATACTACAAGGTAAGTATAGAGGTGGTGCTGCTCAATGGGATTAGGGGTTAGTGGTTAGTTGTTAGTGGTTAGAAAAAGTCCTTTCCGAGGTGGAAAGGGCTTTTTATTTTTGCATTGGTCAGAAGTCAGAAGTCAGTAGACAGAGGACAGACGACAGAGGCTGACAACTGACAACTGACAACTAACCACTGAAAACTGATAAAAGATATGAATAGAGAACGGGAGATAGGGCGCGTAGGTGCGCAGATGATTACCTCTGCCTTGCGTAGGGCTGCAAAAGGGGCAGGGCTGGAGGGGCTGTCCAATGAGGCATGTGGTAAGGAGCGTATGCGATTTAGCCAGCGCGTGGGAGGAGGCAAGCAGGCTTACTTGCGCGGGATTGCCATTGTTATGCAGCGTTATGGCTTTATCCAACACTATGGAATAGAGGAAGGACGCGTGAGAAGAGGCGGGGAGCGCGTAAGAAGACGACCAAGGGAGACCTCTTACCGATTCAACGCACACCTATATAAGCGTGGTATGCAGGGGACGAAGTTTTTAGAGCAAGTGGTGGAACAGAGTGGCGCCGTGGCGTACCTGAGTGAAGCCATAGCCCAAGAGAGGGGGGAGGAAATTGCCCTTGGGGTGAAGCAGATATTGACGAGTGATTAGTTGTTAGTTGTTAGTGATTAGTGGTTAGTTGTTAGTGATTAGAGAAAAGTTATGAGAAAGAATTGGGTAGAAGGGGTAGTATTTGAAATGACCTTGGATCCGTTTGAAATGACTCTTACAGGGGATACATCTGTGAAGTGGACGTATGGAGGTCGTTCGCCCCATAAAGGTGTATGGTTAAAAACTGGACAAACAGAGGGGGCTCTTTATTTTGGACGTAAGTCTGAGGCAAATTTGGGGCTTTTCCGAGTAACGCAAGAGTATCAAGTATCGGAGGATTGTGATCATATAGATTTTGGTTTGTCAGCGACATATATGCGGACAGGTGTTATACCAGGATTGTCCTTGAGAGTAGGGTCACGTATAGAGTGTGAGGCGTTTTTTTTCGATAGGAATGCTCTTTTCCAATTTAAAATTGCGGTTACTGTGGTGGGAAATCCTCGTAGCTTTGGTGTGTCGCCCTGGTCTTATACTTTTGTATTGGTAAAAGAGAAGCAAGAGCGTGGGGAGGGGATTATAGAAATCAGAAATCCAAACCTATTGCAGTTTGAAGCACGAGCGAGTTCAGATAAGATAACCCTAAGCCCCATAGAGAATCAAGGCGGAGAGGTCGTAAGGATTCCGATACATACGAAAAGTTCACAGGAGCTGGATGTAGGGAGCTTTCGGGAACAGATCGTAATCAAGTCCTCCCAGGGGAGTGAGCGGGTAATTCCTGTCTATATCTCTGTAAAAAAGGAACTGGAGATGGTGGAGCGAGATATTTACTTCTGCAAAGACAAGGATCTGCTGGAGGTACGCGCCAAAGGGGACGGGGATTACATGGAAATGCAGTTGAAGATACACTTTTCGGGCTATGGACAAGAGAAAGAAGTTACCCAACGCTATGAGTATGTATTTTTCCAAGGAAAGGTAAAAATAGATATAGGGGAAGAGGTACAGGATTTCTTTGAAGGAATCCCCAACTTGCACTCCTTGACCCTGAACGAGACACGGGATATAACCGTGTACCCCTTGTATAAGGCTGCAGTAGTGGATGTGGTGCTAGTGGAGCGGGCTCTTCGTGGAGAGGAGAAAGCTCGTTATGAGCTTAAGGGGTTGCGGTATCTGCCAGGGAAGAAGCCTAAGGGGTATCCGTACTTGACAGAATCCCTTCTGAGGAGTACCTATCCCGATAGTATGGTATCACTTAGCGGTTTGTTGAAAGACATCAGAGAACAACAACTGGTGAAGATCGTTTCGGATAGGGTAAGATTGACGGAGGTAAGAGAGGACTATGAAGTGGGAAACTTTTCGTTTTTGCGAAGCGTGGCTGATATTCGCTACTCTCCCACGAGTATTATCACCTATAAGGGATTGAGCTTAGAGCCGAAGCCAAAGAGTAATGACAGGCCTATATTGGGTATCTTTGAGAACCAAAACCAATGTCCTGATTGGTTTTCATTTGCTGGAGAATGGGAGGGGCATGTAGAATATCAGCATCAGATAGGGGAGCACCTGCTTAGCCGAGAGCGCTATAAGGAGCGGGTAGAGGAAAAGCGTACTTTCAAGCTCAATACGGGGTGGATCTTTGCCGAGGAGATAGCCGTACTATGGGAGCTGGTTCGCAGTGAGCAGTGCTTCCTAAAGATACAGGGCGAGTGGGTGAAGGTGATTCCTATTTCGCAGAAGCCCCTATCATACGACAGTACGCGGAACCTGCACAGCTATGTGGTGGAGTTCCAAGAATCGGCTATTAGAGAATAAAGAAGAAGGATGGAGTTAGTAAAATTCGACAAGGAGGGGACTTACCCACGTATATCGGCCTCGCATATAGACGAGAGCATAGAGCTTACCCCAGCCGAGCAGGAGATAAAGGCGCGGCTGAGGCATATCCACGCCCTTAGGATGACCAACAAGTATTCCAAGTATCAGGCTATACAGATACACATGCGAGAGATGAAGGTCAGCCAATCCACAGCTTACAGGGATTACAATTGGGCAATGCAGATCTTCGGAGAGCTGGACAAGGTAGATGTACAGGCCGAGCGGATGATTTTGGCGGAGTGCTATTGGCAACTCTACCAAAAGGCACTCAAAAAGGGCGATCTGGAGCAGGAGCGTAAGGCGCTGGATTCGTATAAGTCGCTGTTCAAGTTTGACAAGGAGGAGAAAGAGATTGACTTTGAGAAGATCACCGCTCACGAATACCATATCAAGATGAGCCGCAAGGGTATGCGAATGCTACGCGATGCCATAGGTACAGGCGTGGTGGACTTCAACGAACTGCCCGCTGAAGATATAGACTACATAGAGAGTGAAGAGTGAAAAGTGAAAAGTGAAGAATGCTAATAAAACCAGTTAAGGAGATATACCTGAACCCCATGCAGATGGCTGCGGTGGAAGCCAATAGGTATAGACGGATAAAGAATATTTGTATAGAGGCGGGGCGTGGTACGGGCAAGTCGACCATATTGGGTTGGTTTGTCAAGGAAGGCGTTAGGCAGATGCCCAGGGCAACGGGGGTGCTGGTGGGGGCGACATTCGTGCAGATCAAAAGCCGTACCTTCCCCTCTACCAAGGAGGGGTTGGAGATGTTCGGCCTGTACGAGGAGGTGGATTATGTAGTGGGCAGAAGCGGGAAGAGCTTAGGGTATAGAATGCCATTCCAAGCGCCCAACTCGTGGAGCAATGTGGTGCATTTCTCCAATGGGTTTATCCTTGTGCTGGTATCCTTAGACGATCCCAACTCAGGGCGCGGACTTAACGCCTATATGGTCATAGGGGATGAGGCGGCGCTCTTGGAATACGATCGGCTATTCAACAACGTGCTGACCACGAACCGAGCTAAGAAAGTGGAGTTTGACCGCGCTTCGCTGCTCAATGCTACTATATTTACCTCCTCCGTCGCACTGACCAAGACAGGGGAGTGGTTCACCAATCGGGAGAAGCTAGCCCTGCAAAAGCCACAAGAACACTGCTTTATCAAAGCTAATGCCTTGGTCAATAGGGAGAACCTCAAACCCAATTGGATTCAGGAGATGTACGAGCAGCGGGTATCGGACATGCTCTTCAATGCGGAGATTATGAACATACGCCCGCGGAAGGTGGCCGACGGATTCTATCCGCAGCTATTGGCCGATAAGCACTACTACAAGTACAAGTATGCCACGAACCTCTTAGATGATTTTACCCAAAGCTATACCCCAAGCTGTACTTATGATACTGACTTGATTAAGGGTATCCCTTTGGAAATATCACTAGACTTCGGTGGGCGTATCAACTGTGCTGTGGTAGCCCAAGAGAGCACCCTTACCCATACGCTGAGTATCATTAAGGATTTCTTCGTCAAAAACCCACAGAAGCTCTCAGACCTTATAAAGAAGATCATAGACTATTACGAACCTCACAAGGCTACCTGTAATAAGGTGTATCTCTATCACGATCGATCAGGCTTTAAGAGTGAAGCCAATAGCAAAACCACTCTGGCACAGGATGTGGAGGATATGCTCCGCACAGCAGGCTGGCAGGTGTACAACAAAACCCCTAACACGAACAACCCAAGCCATATCCTTAAGTTCCGACTTATTAACGAAATCTTAGAGGAGAGCAACAAAGGGCTGCCCTTTGTTCGTATCAATGAGGACAACTGCCCGAACCTAATCGTATCCATGGAGAATGCAGGTCTTAAGCAGAAAGAAGATTCTTTTGAAAAAGACAAAAGCTCGGAGCGCTCTACCTCTATCCCGCAGGAACACGCCACGCACCTATCGGACTGCTTCGACTATCTTGTATGGTGGAAGTATGCTTATCTGATGGATAACACCTATCACGATTCGTATATTATAAGTTCAGTTTAATAAGGAAAGCACACCTAATTAGGTGTGCTTTTGTTTTTAAATTGATTTGATCTTGTCAAGTGTCTCAATGTAATAATCCTTGAGTTTTTGCAGGTCTTCATCTGTGAACTTATTGCGCCCTATCTGTGCCCTCTTATGGGTCACGGTAGATATGGCTTTGCCAATGACAGCGGAAACCTTCCTATCTGATAACTCTAATAATTCGATGATATATAATACTTTCTCTTGTGTAGTCATAATTTACATTTGTGTTAATTCCCAATCAAGATAATTCTTGTACCATTGCCATGCTTCTTCAATGAATTGTTCTACTGATATGACAGGGCTATATATCCCGCCCATACTCATTACATTGTTCTGAATGACAATCATTCTGAATTGCTCCAGCATATCATACACATATAACCGCTGAGGCATGGCTCTGTATGTGTCATTGAGCCTTACAATCTCGCTATTTTCCTCAATAACCATTATCAGGCTCATATAGTGAGGAGAGTATATATAAGTGAGGTCAATATTGGGCACGATAGGGTTGCACGCTAATAAGAACTTAGGTATAACCATGTTGGCAACCTCATATTTTTGATTAAAAATATCTTCAGTGTTCATGCTTGTAAATTTAAGAGGGCTTGTTGTTAAACAAATTTATATTTTGTTAAATGTAATCTACCACCCCCGACTTTGAACTTACTGACTTTTTCACCATAATAATCAATTGGCTTGTCAAGTGTTATTGTAGATGCTTGATGCCCGTCGCAATCGTACTGATGAGCACTATACCCACATGTCATCTTAGGGAGTTGCCATACCCCCCAATTCATAGAATTGAGATACAACAATATTCTTCTAATATTTTCTATATTTGCCTCAAAAACTTTACCTTCTTTAATTTCGTTTTCAAGTGCACGAAAATCGGCTTCAAGGCTTTGTTTGGCTTGCTCTTTCTGAATTTTATTCTTTTCATGCGTTCTCTTACAGAAATCACAAAATTGAGAGTAGGCTTCATTAAGATTTTCATCTGTAATTTCACCATCTACATCAATGAATGCTATAAAATATGGCTTTTCAGTAAAATTCTGAGAATCTACCCTTTCAAATGGTACCTCATTAACTCGTGGGTAACCTTGTTCTCTCTTTCTAAAAGTAACATTACCAGCTACAATGTAAGTGTAGCTTTTTGTTGTGTAAAAATCTAATTTCATTATTCTTGAATTTTAGTTGTTATACTTTATTGATAAATTCTTTTGCGCTTTCAAAAGTGAATTTCTTAGAATAAAACTCTTTTGAGTACTTTTTGTTTGATTTTATAAAAGCATAATAGTCTTTTAATAGCTTTTTGTTTGACTTTACAAAGTCAAGTACTTCTTGACTACCCTCTTTATTGGCTGATAACTTAGCTTTACTTGCTGCTGCCTTGCGCTCTGCTGCCTGCTCTCTTCTCTCTATCTCATTAGAAAGATTGGTTACATACGCTTCATTCTTCTGTAATTCATAAGCTATTACCCATAGTTGTTTATCTGTGAAGAAGTCTTTTAAGTTCTCAGTCATGATCTTATGAGCTAATGTGTTTTGTGGCAAGTATTCTGATATTCTATTTCTCACTGATTGGGCAACTTGCCTACTGCTTTCTTCTATATAATCACCCATTGAACTAATGGTAGATACACTTGGGTTGATATAACTTACATCATTATAGATGTCTTTAATTGTAATAGTTCTCATTTTTTTTTAAATTTTACTTGTTATACTTCTTTCTTTTTGACACTGCAAAGATACGTATTATTATTTAATGCGCAATAAAAAATAATATTTTTTTACTCTTTCAAACAGTTAAACTTTTCTTAATGAAAAAAAGGCTGTTTTTTAGCACAAGATCGGCAGCAGATGGATCATTCATATTTCGCTCCGATTTTTAAAATTCAAATCGTAAAAAAGATTAAGGCGGCGATTGGCTTTTTTTGTGCGCAATGAAAATTGTTTTGATTTTTACGGGCTTAATGTTTTGATTGACAAAGGTGTAAAACAAAAATAATGACAAAAACCCCTGTTTTTTGTGCTCTTGGAGGGTGTCCTTTATATATCCTGATAGATTGCAGACCTTTGTACCATGGTAGAAAAGATATTTTTAAAGGACGCTTTGGCAGAAATGCGAAAATTGGATGCAGGGAAAAAGCCGATACCCTTTTCCTTAGCTGTGCGTACCTATAACCAGCAAAATGGGTTTGGTGGAAAGCTCCTGATATACCATAATGCTACCCTAATGCAACAACCCAAGGCAAAAAAAGACTTTGAGAAAAACCCAAACCACTGGGATAACAAGACACGAAATATTAAACTTGCAGATGGTACTATAAAGAAAATTATTATCCTTTTTATAGTGGCTTTTAATGGGAAAGAAGTAGTTTATTGAATGATTTGAAAAACATATTATGAGCAAAGAATATGAGGCTTTTGTTGAAAAATTTAAGCCTAAAAAAACGACAGATGATTGTTATACTCCTCCAAATGTATATGAAGAAGTCCTAAACTATGTAAGAGAAACTTGTAATATAAAAGGATTGGAAGTAATAAGGCCTTTTTATCCAGGTCGAGACTATGAAAAAGTAACATATACAAAACAAACAGTAGTAGTAGACAATCCTCCTTTTTCAATAATATCACAAATTATAAGATTTTATAATGAGAAAGGAGTAAAATATTTCCTATTTGCACCACACTTAACCCTTTTTGCTACAAATCAAAAATATACAGCGATAGTTACTATTGCAGATATAACCTATGAAAATGGGGCGAAGGTAAAGACTTCCTTTGTTACGAACATGCTGGGAGATTATAAGATAATAGGAGCACCAGATTTGAAAAAAAGAATAGAGACCATACAAAAGAAAGAGCGTGTATCGCTCCCTAAATACAAATATCCAGAAAATGTGGTTACTGTATCACGAATTGCTTCTCTTGTAGAAAAGGGTGTAAGTATAAAGATAAAGGAAAAAGACTTGGCTTTTTGTAGAGGATTGGAAAGCCAAAGGAAATATAAAAAAGCTATATTTGGCTCAGGATATTTGACAACTCATGCTGTAGCAGCAGAAATCAAAGCCGCAGAAATCAAAGCCGCAGAAATCAAAGCCGCAGTGGATGTTATTGAATGGGAACTATCAGAGCATGAAAAAGAAATAATAGATGCTTTAACAAAATAGAGATGGAAAAGATAGATAACGATTTGTATATACTCTCTA